CCAACAGCGCATTGCTGAACTCCGCGAGAAGGGCCGCCAAGGCACCATGACTCTCGATGACTGCAAAGAAGCCATCGCCTTCCTCCGCCAGGAACGTCTGGCTATGCCGCAGTCAAAGTCTTCCCCTCGGACTAAGGCGGCTGTCCCCAACGCCGACGACCTTCTCAAAGACCTCGGACTCTGACTGTAACTCCCGCAAAAAGGAACCTGCCCATGTATATCTCTTGTGTCTACCTTTCGACCTTCGCACAGACGACTCCAATCACGGGTCACTTCGAAATCAAGAGCGCCTCGCTTCAGACTAAGATCGAGTTCTCGGCGGACGAAGCTGCAGCTATTCAGGAACTCTGTGCGAAGGCTCTCGACCGCTTCCGCGCTGCCGCTGCTCAAGAACTCCTCTCGGCGTCGATCACCGTCCCGCAGCTCGAAGCCCCGAAGCCTGAAATCGAAGAGGGCGACTTTGAAGAGGTGTCGGAATGACCGAACGTCCTTTCTTCCCCGTCGCCATTGACTCGACCATGCTCGGGTCTTTCCGCTCCTGCCCGCAGAAAGCCTTCCGCCAGTATATCCAACACTGGAAGCCCGCCGCCGAGTCTGTCCACCTTGTTGCGGGAGGGGCCTTTGCTGATGGCATCGAAGCCGCGCGCCGCGCTTACTACGAACAGGGTCTTTCCGTCCCGGATTCCGTCGCAGCAGGCCTTTCAGCCCTGGTCCTCAAATATGGGGATTTCCAGTGCCCTGCCGATAGCGCCAAGTCTCTCGAACGGACAGCCGGTGCCCTCGAATTTTACTTCGAGAACTACCCCCTCGACGGCAGCCATGCTAAGCCCGTTCAGTTCTCCAACGGCAAGTCCGGCATTGAATTTTCCTTCGCAGTTCCGCTTCCCATCAACCACCCCGTAACCGGCCATCCCCTTCTCTACACCGGGCGCTCTGACATGATCGCAGAGTCTTACGGCGGTATCTATATCTACGATGAAAAGACCACCTCCTCCCTCGGACAATCCTGGGCGAAGCAGTGGGATATGCGCTCGCAGTTCACGGGGTATTGCTGGGCGGCGCGGGCCTACGGTATCCAAGCCGCCGGGGTCGTCGTTCGCGGTGTCTCGATCCTGAAAACCAAATACGACACCCAGGAAGTCATGACCTACCGCTCTGACTACGAAGTCGATCGGTGGCTGGACCAGACCTGCCGCGATATCGAGCGCATGATCGGGAACTGGCAGGGAGATTATTGGGACTACAACCTCGATCACGCTTGCACCGAATACGGCGGCTGCGCCCTCACCACTGTCTGCAAGTCGCCCGATCCTGAAACCTGGCTGAACCAATACTTCACCCAACGAGTCTGGAACCCTCTCGCCCGCGAGGAACAGTCCCTCGAAGCCTACAACTCCTATCTCCAGGCTTTCACCGATGAAGCTTAGTCAGCGCTGGGAAATCCCCGGCAGACCTCTCCCGATCTACTTCACCCCCGAACATCAGAGATTCTGCGCTTGGTCGTCGTTCTGGTTCTGTGGGGAGTGCGGTAAGCGTTACGCCGAAGTTCGCTCGTGGATTGACGATCGACCGGCTATCTGGCGCGCGGTTACTGGTTGTTGCCCCGACTGCCGAGGCTCGAAGTGGACCATCCCCGGCAGTCTCGAAAACCTCACGCTAGTCCAGTGGAACCTCGCGCCCGAAGAAGTCCTCCGCTACCAATTTCGCTGCGAACTTTCCTATCTCTCCAGTCCTGACCACCCCCACAACCAAAAGGATTTTTAATGGAACTCGCGCCACCCTTTACCCTCCCCGGCGTCAACGTCCTGCTCATGGGACCGTCCGGCACGGGTAAGACCTACTCCATTGGAACTCTCGTAGACCTTGGAGTCGAAGTATTCTATCTTGCCCTTGAGTCCGGTATGGAGTCCCTGCTCGGCTACTGGACTGACAACGGCAAGGAAGTCCCTTCCAACCTCCACTGGCACAAGGTCTCCGCGCCCACCGCCTCCTTCACCGATATGATCGCTAATGCGAAGAATATCAATATGCTCAACCTCGACTCGCTGGCGAAAATGTCCGACCCGAACAAGTCGAAGCATAACCAGTTTATTTCCCTCCTCGAAGCCCTCAACAACTTCCCCGACGACCGGACTGGCGAGAAATACGGCCCGGTCAACTCTTGGGATCAGTCCCGCGTCCTTGTCGTTGACGGCGCGACAGGTATCTCCCAGTGCGCTATGGCTCTCGTCGTCGGCGGTAAAGCCGTCCGCAACCAGTCCGATTGGGGCATCGCTCAGGATCAAGTTGAAAAGCTTGTCCGAATGCTTTGCGATAACTGCGCCTGTCACTTCATCCTCCTCGCCCACGTCGAGCGCGAAACTGACGCGATCCTCGGAGGGGTTAAGCTCATGGTCTCCACCCTCGGCAAAGCCCTCGCGCCGAAACTCCCCGCCATGTTCTCAGACGTTATCCTAGCCGAACGGACTGGCGATAAATGGGCTTGGAATACCGCCTCGGCTATGGCAGATATCAAGACCCGCAACCTCCCGATCAAATCCGACAACCCCCCTTCTTTCAAAGCCATTTTCGAAAAGTGGCTTGCACGCAATTCCAAATAGCCCGCCCAGGGACGACGGGTTATCTCGAACCAAGTCCCAGAATGCTGTGAACCCTAACTAAGGAACTTTACTATGTCTTTCGATCCCAACACCTTCCTCAACACCACCTTCGACGAAACCAATGACACGAAGATCACCCCCTGCCCTGCTGGCGAATACCTCGCTATGGCGGATAAGGTCGAAATCAAGCCCTGGGCTTCCCGCGACGGCTCGTCGTCGGGCCTGAAGCTCTCGATCCTCTGGGAAATCCAGGACGAGAACGTCAAGGCCCTGCTCGGCCGCGATGTTGTCAAGGTTCCCCAGGACCAGATGCTCGACCTCACCGACACCGGAGCCTTGGACTTTTCCAAGGGCCGCAACGTCGGCCTTGGGCGCATCCGCGAAGCTCTCGACCTGAACACCCCTGGTCAGCCGTTTTCCTTCGGCATGATTCAGGGCCGTCTGGCCAAGGTCATCGTCTCCCACCGACCTGTCGGTGAAGACCTCTACGCGGAGATTAAGAAGATCGCCAAGGCTTCCTAAGCCTATCGGTCACAACGGCAGCGGGGAAGAGGACGGCTTCCCCGCTGTTTTTGCCTTAGAGGTGGATCAAATGCTTATAGAAATCTCGAAGTTCCTACGAGAAACTGGTATGCCGGAGACAACCCTCGGAAGGAAGTTCAACGGCGACCATCGACTGGTTAAAGACCTCCGCAATGGGCGGGAACTTCGACCAGCGACCCAAGCCCGCCTCCGCGCCTTCATGCAAACCTATAAGGAGAATACAAAGTGACAAAGCCTATCCCCTTCTCCGAACTTATTATCTCCGAGAACCGGCAGAGGAAAGAGTTTGATCCTGAGGCTCTGACTGACCTAGCGAACTCGATTTCGGCGCTGGGCCTCCTGCACCCGATAGTCGTCCGGGAAACTCCCGCCGGGCCGGTTCTCGTGGCTGGTGAGCGCCGATTGCGCGCCCTAGAGACTATTTGGCTCCTAGGCGATGGCGCGCGTTGTAACGGACTCCAATTCGCCCCCTACGAAGTCCCCACCATCACCCTTGGTGAACTCTCCCCCCTCGAAGCAGAAGAGGCCGAACTCGATGAAAATCTCAAGCGCCGCGACCTTACTTGGCAAGAGCGGTCAGAAGCCCTGGCGCGTCTCCATCGACTACGTAATGCTCAGGCAGACGCGGTGGGAGAAAGCCACTCCATCCGTGATACGCTGCTCGAAATCGAAACTACTGATTATGCCAAGGACCGTCAGTCGATCCTCCTTGCTGACCATCTATCCAATCCCATCGTGGCCGGGGCTAAGAACGAAAAAGAAGCGTTTAAAGCTCTCAAGCGCGAAGAGGATTCGCGGAAAAATCGTGCCTTGGCAGAGACTGTCGGTGCTAGCTATAACTCCGCCGTTCACGAACTGCACCACACTGACTGTCTTGAGTGGCTGGCACGATGCCCAGACAATACGTTCGATGTTGTCCTTACCGATCCTCCGTATGGGATGAATGCTCAGAGCTTCGGTGACGGCGCGGGGAGGCTGGTGGCTTCCGAACACCACTATGACGATAGCCCGGAAGCTTGGCGTAAACTCATGTCCAAGTTCTGCCCCGAAGCCTACCGAGTCTCGAAGCCTCAGGCTCATGCCTATATCTTCTGCGACCTCGACCGCTTCCACGAACTCAAGACCATCATGCAGACTGCTGGCTGGTATGTCTTCCGAACCCCGCTGATCGTGCACAAGCTCGGCTCCGGGCGAGTTCCGCTTCCCGAACACGGCCCGCGCCGCCAGTATGAAATCATCCTCTACGCCATCAAGGGCGATCGCCCTGTCACTGGAATCTACTCCGACGTTATCCCTTGCCGTCTTGAAGAGAACACTGGCCACGGTGCGAATAAGCCTATCGAACTCTATGTCGATCTTCTTAAGCGCTCTACCCGCCCCGGCGATACGGTCCTCGACGCCTTTGCAGGTTCCGGGACCATCTTCCCAGCCGCGCACCAGTGCAAACTCTACGCAACAGGACTTGAACTAAACCCGGAATACTACGGCCTGAGCGTCAAGCGCCTCAACGCCCTCGACACTGAACCGGCGATGCTCTAGGGGGATTTATGCTAATACCAAGCGGCCCAGCTGACTCCAAACTCATGATCATTCTCGACTGCGTTAGCAATCGCGATCTTTATTCCAACACGATCCTTAACGACCGCGAGTTTGATCGAATGCTTACTGAAGCCGGAGGCAACCGCTCCCGCGCTTTCGTCACCGCACTAATCCGGGAACAGGTTTATGGACAATCCTTCGAAACCCAAGTCGCCGCGAAGCGAGCAGAAGTTACCCCTCGGCACCGCCAGCTGCATGGTCGTGATGTTCTCCCTGTTGTTGTGGAGTCTCTTGATCGGCTTGTGGCTGATATTGAGCTGATCAAGCCAAAGATCATCCTCACCCTCGGGAACGGAGCTTTATTCGCCCTTACCGGAAAGTGGGGGGTTAAGTCCTGGCGCTCCTCCCTTATCGAATACACAACCCCTTCTGGACACCGCTGCCATGTTATCCCAACTTATACCCCCTCCTATATTCAATCCGTTTGGAAGGATCGAAATACCTCTATCTTTGATATACGAAAGGCCTGGACTCTGGCGCATGATGGTATCCCTATCGAAGCGCCGGATTATAACTTCATCATCGAACCGACTTTTTCCGAAGCTGCTAAATGCTTGCAGACCCTGCTATCTCGTGTTCGATCGGGACCGACTAAGCTATCAGTTGATATCGAAACACGCGGCGGGCATATTGCTTGCGTCGGTGTGGCTTGGTCTTCCACTGACGCGATCTGCATCCCGCAGTTAAGAGCCGTCCCCCCGGAAGTCCCTGGCTGGGAGCGCCGCATTCATTATTGGCGCGAGGAAGAAGAGTCCTTCCTAACCCACCTAATGCACCAGCTCCTAACCCACTCCAACGCCGAAGTCATTGGTCAGAATTTCATCTACGATGCTCAATACTTCTACCGCCACTTCCACTTCGTTCCGAAGTTCAAACGCGATACCATGCTTGCCCAGCACTCTATGTTCTCCAACATGCCTAAGGGCCTCGACGTTCTCTCCTCCCTCCACGTTAAGCACCATGTCTACTGGAAGGACGAGTCGAAAAACTGGGACCCGAAACTCGGGGAGCGCCAGCTCTGGATTTACAACTGCAAAGACTGCTGCGTTACTTACGAAATCGACGACTCGCAGCAGCGCGCCATCGACGCATGGTCTGAATCCTGGCCCAAACTCCGGGAGGTTCACGACTTTCAACAATCCATGTTCTGGCCGGTGCTGGAAACCATGAACCGAGGGCTTCGGGTCGATAACGACTCTAAAGGTCGCTTGTCCTCTGAACTAGCCGAAGCCATCGCTGTTCGGGAGAAGTGGATTGAAGACCTACTCGGGTTCCCTTTAAACATCCGCTCCCCGAAGCAAATGCAAGATACTTTCTACCGACTACTTGCCCAACCTGAAGTTAAGAAACGCTCAAAGAACGGCTCTTCCGTCACTACCGACGATTCCGCCCTCGAAAAGATCGCAACCCGTGAACCTCTTCTCAAGCCCCTCTGCGACGTTATTCGAGACCTGCGTTCCCTCGGCGTTTTCAGGTCAACCTTCCTCGAAGCCCCTGTCGATATCGACCAACGGATGCGTTGCAGTTTCAATATCGCCGGAACCGAAACGTATCGCTTTTCATCCTCAGAAAACGCCTTTGGTTCAGGGATGAACCTGCAAAACATTCCCAAAGGGGACGACTGACCATGGACTTCTTCGCCCATCAACCCCTCCCAAATATCCGTAAACTCTTCATCCCCGATCCCGGCTACGAGTTCTTCGATATCGACCTTGACTCAGCCGACCTCCGCATCGTCGTCTGGGAATCCAATTGCCTTGAAATGAAGCAGATGTTCGCGGAGGGCCTTAAGCCCTACGTCGAAGTCGCTAAGGAATACTACCGTGACCCTACCATCGACAAGCATCATCCGTCCTACAAGCTCTTCAAAGCCCTCTGCCACGGGACTAATTATCTCGGAACCCCGAAAGGTCTCGCCGGGAGGATCGGACTGCTCGAACATGAAGTCGAGCGGATTCAGAAATGGTATTATGAAAAGTTCCCCGAAATCCTCAAATGGCAAGACAACCTCAAGCACCAAGTCAACACTCAGCGCTACGTTGAGAATGTATTTGGCTATCGCTGCTACGTCTTCGATCGTATTGAAGGAACCATCTACAATCAAATGGTGGCTTGGATTCCTCAATCTACCGTTGGCTGCCTCATCAATCGAGGCTATCGAAATATCCACGAACACGAACCCGACATTCAAGTTCTCCTTCAAGTTCACGATTCACTCGCTGGACAATACCCCGCACACCTTCGAGACCAGAGCCTCAAAAAGATCGTTGACCATTGCAGCGTTGCACTACCTTATGCGGAGCCTCTAGTGATCCCGGTTGGGGTTGCTACGAGCACTACCTCTTGGGGAGATTGCGGATAATGGCCCGGCGTAATTTTGAAAACTGGATCAGCGCCTTTATGGAATACGCTTCGTTCTCCGAAGCGCCGCGCCATATGCACTTTTGGACAGCGGTTTCAACTGTCGCCGGGGCGCTCCGTCGCCAAGTCTGGATCGACATGGCTTACTTCAAATGGTTCCCGAACTTCTACGTGATCCTCGTCGCGCCCCCAGGCATCGTTTCAAAATCCACAACAGCTTCCATCGGAATGTCGCTTCTCAAAAAAGTCCCGGACATTAAGTTCGGCCCGGACGTTGTGACTTGGCAAGCCCTCGTCACGGCTTTCGCTGAATCCACCCTCTCCTTCCAATACCAAGGAGACTTCCATGCCCAGAGCGCCATTACCATCGAGTCCTCTGAGTTCGGGAATCTTCTTAACCCTCAGGACAAGGAAATGGTTGATCTATTGGTCAGTCTCTGGGACGGTAAGCAAGGAGCTTTCGAGAAAAAGACCAAAGGCTCCGGGACAGATATCGTGGAGAATCCTTGGATTAACCTTATCGCTTGCACTACACCGGCATGGATCGCAGGGAACTTCCCCGAATACATGATCGGCGGGGGGTTTACTTCCCGCTGCCTCTTCGTCTACGCGGATAAGAAAGCCAAACTCGTGGCTTATCCTTCTGACCTCGTGCCCACCGATATGATCCAAACAGCGCAGAAGCTCGTCGAAGACCTCTGCCAAATCTCCACCCTCGTCGGGCCTTACACCCTAACCCCTGAAGCCAAAAAGTGGGGTAATGCTTGGTATGAAGCCCACTACGAAGCTAAGCATATCAATCTCGACGACGAGCGCTTTGGTGGCTACCTCGCGCGCAAGCAGACCCATATCCACAAACTCTCTATGATCCTGGCTGCGGCCGAATCCAGCCATATGCAGATCACTGCTGACCACCTCGCCCTCGCGAACCAGATGGTCTCTGACCTCGAACCTGATATGCAATTCGTATTCTCGAAAATCGGGAAGTCCGAAGAAGCCGTCTACTCCGAGCGATTGATCTGGTATATCTCCAAACGCGGCGGCTGCCCCTACGACGAAGCCTATCGCTTCGTCCACGCCCATTTCCCGAAAATCCAAGACTTCGAAGCAATTGTAACCGGAGCAGTCCGCTCCGGTTACATTATCCTCAAACAGCAGGGGAACGCAATGTGGGTCTACCCCGGAAGGAGTATGGACCAAAGACAGGGCGATTAATAAATCTATAAACCGCCCCTATTTCGGACAATCGCCTTCACACAGGCAGACCCACTGCGAGTTATGCTTCTCTACCGCCGCGACCGTTTCGGGACTATCGACCTTAGAGTCATAGCCGATCGGCGCGGCGATCTTGCAGTAGTCACTCACGACCCTTACCTTCGCCCCTCCCCCGGTCAAACCTCCGGCGCAGCCGCTCAGTCCGCTCAGGATCATCAGTCCTAGCAACACTCTCCGCTTTCTCAACACGAGCTTCCACCTCCTTAACCCCCTCGACAGCCCTCTCAGCTTTCCCAGCCTCAATCAACTGTCGATCACGAAAAAAAGCTGCTAGGGACGCGAAGATCCCTAGCAGCGGTTTCAGCCAACTGAGCATTGCTCAATCAGCTCTTCTTGCTCACAACCGACCAGATCGCCACGCCCAGGGTGGCAACTGCGCCCGCAAGCGCCTCCACCGTCGCGCCGTCGATCAGCCCACTGCTGGCAAGGTATCCGAATCCGAAAGCCGCGAGAGTGCGGACGATACCGAAAAGCTGTTCCTTCGTCATAGTAATTCCCTTCCTAGTTATGGATACTGCTTCCAGGGAAGCTGCCAATGCGGACCATCCTTGAACGTCCGCCAGTCTCCGCCCCACTCTACAGGGACGCCGACTTCTGCTGCGGCTTGCTTAATCACCGCAGCGAGTTTATGGTAAAGCGGCCATGACCAGGAAATCTGCCCACCGTCCTTAGGGGCCAGGTCGACCGCTCTGGACAGCCCATCCTTTCCGGCCAAGTGCCTGGATTTCATAGTCTTCGAAGCCCCCTTAGCTACGAGTTCCTTCTGCCTGCCAAGTGTGCGGAGGACTTCAAGCACTACGAAATCTATCGTAGTCAGTTCCGCGGCGCGGTGGATAACCTTTACCAGGTCGGGATGCGCTCCCTGGAGTTTAGTGCGATCTTTCTCACTCAGCTGCATTATCATTCCCCTTCTTCCCGAACTTATAATCTGACCACTTCGCGAATAGCGAATCAATCGCATAAGGCCCAAGGTAGGCCACGATCAGCGCAATCGAGATAGTGCCCTCATGGCGAACTTCCAGCCAACTAGCCATACCCAAAGCGATCCACCCCATACCGAGGGCGATAGGTAAGTCCCAAAGCAGCGCCCAAGTCAAGGGCTTGCACTTCCCCATTTGAACCTGCCTGGCGTGAAACATTAACCTGCCGAGTATACCAGCACCTCCAGTTGCCGCCCAAGACCCCCACGAGTTCCAGCCCAAATCCTGCATTTCAAAGTCCCTGTTACATTGCATATGCGGTGATAGACCCTGCATCGAAAGTCGTGCCGGAAGACCACTGCCACCGAGCATAGTCCATTCCGCCAGTGACGTTGATAAGCCCTGAAACTGGAGCGGCGATAGCTGCAAGCGAAGGCGAGCTTGGTGCTGCCGTAGCAGTCGCTATGAGGTTAGACTGCATAACGGACTGCGAACTGGAGTAGAAAGTGATTCGAACGACCCCGTTAACGAAAGTCGTATTCGCCACGTTGGATACCAACGCCAAAGCCGGACTAGACCAACTCGCCCCGTCAGCGCTTACAGTCATCGTAAGGTTCGGAGTGCCTCCTGCCGGACTCACTCCGTTGAAGGAGATAAATAGTTCGGAGTAGTTCGTTGAAAGCCCCGAAAGAGTGGCTGTAGTTCCCGAGGTAGTAGCGATGGTTTGGATCTGCGTCGGCGCTCCGAGGATGCGATAAGTGACTCCGTTGATATAAGCATAAAGCCCTGTCGTCGTAGTCCAAACATCGCCATTAGTCGGGGTGGAGGGTGCTACTCCGTGGGGAAGCCTGAATCCCGCGCCCGCAACGGCTGCCGAAGCTGCGGTCTGCAGCAACCCAAGCATCGCCGCCGAGCCGACATTCTGCAACCCGTAGCTGTTCAGGTTCAGATTTCCCGTCATAGCAACACTGCCGTTACGGAGGAGAGTCGCACTCAAGGCCGAGGAAAGGTCGCTCAGGACAGCGTTGTAGTAAGCCGCCACGATTGGGGTGTTGCTGACCGCGGGAAAGTTCGGCGCGCCAGGCAGCACGTAATTCCCGGAACCGTC